GAATACCTGTAATGATGGGCATCTGCTCATCAGCATCATAATAGGCAATACTAACAGTATCACCCTGGTTAATCATAGGAGAAACTGCGTAGTTGGCAGCACCAGAACCTGCCGTGACTGGTAACAATACCTGCGCCCACGGTAAGTCTTCATCAGGAAGAACTACCTTATCTTCCGTATGCTTATCAAAAACACGCACCTTATATCGCCAGGACCAACCACCGTCGATCTGCTGTTTTTGTGCATCTATAGGAGCAACACGCCCAAAGTAAAGTCGAGTTCCCATAATACTATACGTTAGGATTGATAGAGCCGTAGGTGTCTCTGATGACCATCATAGAGGACCAAGACCCGTAGGGGTCATAATGGTGACATACTTCCTTCACCATATATAGTCCACTTATTTGCTCGGTCTCATTCTCAATGCGAGCGTCTGGGGTAATTTTAGGGACATTCACTTTAATAATAGAGCCAGCCTCAATATTACTGTTGAGGGGAACCATAAGGCTCATTGCCTGAGTAAATAATGTGTTATACCTCATAGCTCTTTGTGAGTATATCTTTTCAATCTCTTGGTTCTCTTTCTGAGTTACTTCCTCCTTTGAGTTTGTTCCTCTGTCGATAGTTTGTGTGATAATTTTACTAGGTGTTCCCAAGATATTAAAAGCAGCACCAACCAAGTCAGTTGAGTCTATCCCAAAAATATCTCCTAAGTTTTTTACTTTCTCGAAGTAGTTCTCCAAGCCAAAGTTAGACCCACCCCTCTTTGGTGTTGTTACTAGGAAGTTAGTTGGGTCGAAGAACCGTTTCTCGGTTGAGTATGCTCCTTTCTTTAGGTTCGCAATAATATCATTGTTCTTAATTACCTCATACTTAACAATTTTCTGGTCTAAGGATGGCAGGTCTGGTGTTGGTCTGAATGAAATTGGAGTATAGTTTCTCTCGCTGTAGAAGTACTCAGCAACAACAGGCTTACTAATAAGAGTGTCGATACTTTTAAACTTAAACCCCTTTGCTGTCTGATAGAAGAAGTACCCGGCACTACCGTTTAGTCCGTCACTATTAACAGACTTACTCGCCAGAGAAGTCAAGATCTTAAAAGGATGCTCCTGGTTTCCCTGAAACCCAGTTGGGTTAGTTGTTGGGTCAATATCAACCTCACCTGGATCACTAAATGACTCACTGATAATGTCTGCTACGTGGTCACTGATACGCTTACCTTCGGGATAAAGTCTCTTCAAAAATATTACTTCATTCTCAGCAGCTTCCAGAGAGATGAGATGTATTTCAAATACTTCTTTGTCCCCATCTCTTATTAGATTTTTAATACCTCGAATATATAATCCCCTTTCACTGAAGTCCAGTGGAATATTAGTAGCTGAGTTGGGCTCAATACGCAAGAATACTCTCTCACCACCACGCAACTTCATCCCATCATATAAGGACAAAGTCTCTCCACCATTAGAAGACTTAATGGAGCCACCAGCATCTGCTATTTGAATTTTAAGACTTACTGTAGGACACAAAATGTCCTCATAATAATCAACGGAAACAGTAGCCAAGCGAACATCTGCTGTTCTACCATCTCGTCCGAGTATTTCTATAGTACTATAAGTAGATGGCTTGAGCGACATTACAAAGAAACATCATTCCGTATTACTATTTATTCACGTTAATATAGGTTGTATTCCAATAACTGTAGTGGAAGAATGGGTTCTAGAACCAGCTCCTGTTCTGTTAGAGGCAGCAGCACTAGCAATCTGGTCAGACTTTGCACCACTGTTTCCATTCATAGAAACCTTTTGTGCATTAGTTTTCTTCTGAAGCTTACCAAAGATAAGATGCTTTACATATGGCTCTGGGTTATATCCAGTGCCGCCGCCTCCACCGGCTGGTCTAGCCTCAAAGTGTAGGTGTGTCCCACTGCTACGACCAGTGCTCCCAACTTCACCGATTGGCTGCCCTGCTGTGTACTTAGTCCCCACCCTAATACCCGGTGAAATTTGTTCTAGATGACCAAATAGTAGGTCTACATTACCGACTTGAACCATTACAAACTTTCCATAGCCACTATCGGTGCCTATGAAACTAACTTTACCATTTACATTTAGACCACAATACCAACCTCTTGTGCCGTCAGGTGGAGCAAAGTCAATACCTCGGTGCATCCTCCCACCACGCATACCAAAACCAGAAGTTTTGATAATAGGAGAGGGGACAGACCTGTCCGTAGTATTAAAGTCACTGGATGTTAGTTTGTTGCCGAGGGTCATACCTCTAGCGTCTGCACCAGTCTGAGACCCGGCTGGTTGTGGTTGCTGGGTGTTGGGGGTTGCGGCTTGAGACTCTTGCTTCGGTGGGTTGAGAGTTTCAGAGAATGCTCCGGTGCTGTCTGCTGTGGTTCTGGAAGATGCATTAACCTTATCACCGTCATAGTAACTCTTCTGAGTGTCGGGCGCAGCAAGCCCTGCCCACTCCTTAGCAAGCTCCATTTGAGCGCCATATGGGTCAGTCCTCAACCGATCCATACTAACTTCCCTCTTACCTTCAATAAGACCAATAGCCATCTTATCTTGGTTCTCTGGACTGAACTTATCTGTACTCTTCAGCCCAACAGCAGCAGCTTGCTTATCGGCAGTAGTAAACTGATATCTACCAATAGCCAGGTTTCTACCCTGTCTATCTTGACCACCTGATGCCTTAATAGCTTCAGCTATAGACATATTAGATAGACCTGGAATTGTCTTGCTCGGATATGCTGAGTCATATGAGCCATCGACAGACTCCGCACTAGCGATAAGGTCGAGAATAGGTCTCCATTTTGTATTGGTAGCAGTTTCTGTAGACATACCCCATTTGTTTTTCCCACCTGAACCAGGACCAGCACTACCTGGACCCACAGCAGAAGTAGTTGGAGTAACTTCTACAGCATCAGGTTTGAAAGCTTCATCAACAGCTTTAAGTGAGTTTGTTAGAGACTCTCCACTCTCAAGAGAAGTAAGGATTTTATCAAGGTCTTCTTCCTCTCTTCCCCAAACTTCTTTCATCTCACCGAAACTACTTTTGAGTCCATCAACGTTTTCTTCATACTCTGCTTGAGCTTTTTTAACTCTACCTTTCGAGTCATTAAAGTCAAACGTAGCTATATTTTTAGCATAAGCAACTACAATCGCACCGAGAGATCTAATAACGCTACCGGTTTGTGTAAATGTAGACTTAAGAGCAGCAGAAAATATACGAATACGCTTACCGGTATTCTCAACCATCTTAATAAGTCTAGGTAGGTTATCGACAACCCAAGCCATTAGTAGTTTTACTAGAGCATCTAGAGGCTTTTTGATTACCTTAGTAAGTAAGGAACCCGACGCTTTGGAAAGTTTCTTATTTTCTAGCCCACTTTCCTTCGCACGTTGAGCCATTCTCTCCCGAACTTCTCTATCAAAACGTGCCTGTTTCTTCTTCTCTACTTTTATTTTGCTGTTAGTCTGACTTATCTTTCTTATAGTCGCCTTAACAGTTCCACCACCAACTTCAGTTGATGAATCAATACCTCTCTTAAATAACTTCGCACTACGAGTAATCGAAGCACCAATTCTTAACGCACCAGCAGCAATAGGTCCAGCCATAATTATGAAGCGACGAGGTCGTAGTAAGAGGCGGACATTTCTCTATAGAAAGACGTCTCTGGGTTGAATGATGGGATGAATGGATCCTGGTCTATTTCAGATACCTCAGGCGGTCCGGGTTCTGGCTCTGGGTCTGGAGTTCTCTGGTCTAGTGGTTCTAGGTCAATAACAGCAGTAGTGTCCTTAGAGGCACCAGCACCTGACCCACCAGGCATATTTAGCCCTTCTGGAGTACTCAAGCCACCAGCCACTACAGCAGGCGAAGCAGTTGTAACCTGTATAGTTTGATCGGCGTCGCTACCAGTTACTGTCGTAACTTTACTTTCCTTGGTTCCGTCTTCACCCATCATCCCACTGAGGATTGAGTCAAATGCCTTGCCACCGACTAAACCAGTATCAGTAGTCTCTTCTCCAGTTATTGTTCCATATGCGGCAGCACCAATGGTGTCACCCACAGTACCCCCAAGCATACCACCAAGAATAGCACCAAGAGCAGCGCCAATAGCACCACCAACAGCAGTACCAGCAACAGGCATCACTAAAGTTCCGGCAGTAGCACCAAGACTACCACCAATAGCTGCGCCTTTACCTGCACCAATCATACCAGCGATAGATGATGCTAAAGAACGGCTGATATTTTCCTGGAATTCCATACCAGCACCTTTATTCAACATAAAGTCAATAGCGGCACCAATAAATGGTATTTTTTTAAATAACCCGTCTACTTTACCAAGACCACTCTTAAGAGTATCAACCAAACCTTTAGGTATTTTCATACCCTTAGCTTTTTCTAAAGTGCTACTAAGAATACCAGACAAGAAACCTTTTTGTTTTCCATCTAACGGCTTGACCTTAGCATCAGGCATTAGGCTGCTGAGACTATCCTTAATGGTACCTCCTAGGTTTTTAAGTTTATCCATCCCCCCAGTGATGGCGTCCTTACCAAATTTACCTACCTTATTTAAGCCACTACCAATGCGGTCCTTAAGTTTACCAACCCAACTGCGAGGCTTAACTGCTTCCTCAGCAGCATCAACAGCCGCTCCACCACCAGTAACCGGCGGTTTTCCTCTAGGAATGATATTACGTACACCATTAGTTACAGCATTCTTGACCGCTTTACCGAGGTCAATAATCATACCCACCATTTTAGTGGCTATTTTTAAAACAAAGCTACTAATAGCGGAGAATACACGCTTAGTGATCTGAAATACTTTTCTACCCACAAACCTAGCTGCTCGCCCAACAGTTTTGGCTACATTTCTTATAGCAGGTGCGACTTTCCTTAGTCCTAGGTCAATAATAGACCACACACCCCTCATATTTTTGAGTGAGCTTAATGCGTTTTTCTTTAAGTCTGGAAGACCATTTCTAAAGTTATCCCACGAATTCAGTATCGCGGGTAAGTTATCAACAGTCCAAGCAAGAGCTAGAGATCCAAATGCTTTTAGTAGTTTACCAAGTAAACCTTGAATAGGACCTGTTACTTTCTCAGCAGCTCTCTGTCCCGCAGTAACAAGACCTGCGGTAGCAGAAGATAGTCCTTCAATGAGGTTTTCCTTGGTTCCCCTTAGGCTATTTTCTTTCTCTAATCTATCGTCTCTAGTCTCTTTCTTCTCTTCAGTTAATAAATTCTCTCTATTCTGCGCAACAGTATTAGCTAAGTTCTCTAGTGACTGCTTATTAGACTGTGCCTGCTCGGATACTGCGGTTGCTGATGCTTGATAGCTAGTCTGTAGTTTCTGAACTACAGAAGTCATTTTGTTGGCTACAACAATAGCACTCTGAGGATTTACTGAACGACGACCACCACCACCAGCAGCACCGCCTGCTCCTTCTCCCCCATTACCACGGGAAGCTTGGAACATAGCGAGGCGCTGATTCTTACTGAGATATGACCCAGTTTTTGGGTCTACTCCACTACTAGCGGCACCGAATAGGCTCATTTAAATTTACTATTGTGCGGATTGTTTGGCTTCTTCCTCTTCTATCCAGTTCTTAAGTAGAGTGATGTAGATCGTTCGCTCCCAAGGGAACATATTTTCGATCTCACTCAAGCTCCATTTATGATGCTGAAGTAAAGCGAAGTTTGTTTTGTAGTATGACTCAAGACTCTCGTGAGCCATACTTACGCGAAAAAAGAGCCTAGTCCCTCAAGTACAATCTCATTCTTGACTCCTGTTTTGGGGTTAAGAACTTCGATAGTGTGGGATAGTTTGGGCATAGTGGAAAAGAACTTCTCAATAGTTTGGAAGTGCTTTGGCTCTAGTTCCTCTAACCAGGCAATTAGTTCCTCTTGTGTAGAGTCACTACCTGCCCAAGATTCTTCTTCTGTGTAGATTTGGTCAATGCAGCCTGCGATAAGCTCTAGGCTTTGCTCGACTGATACAGAGTCAACGTCAGTAGCCATTACCATTTCCATTGACGGGTATTTCATTTTAATGGAATACTCGGAGTCAATAGTAACAGTGTCTGAATGATCATCGTCGAATTCGACTTGGATCTCATCGAGAAATACTTGTACTTCTACTTTAGTTTCCCCGTCATCAGGGCACGTAATGACCAACTCAACGTCACCACCTACAGAGGTACCACGGATATTGAGAAAAATATACTCAATATCAAAAGTGGCTAGATCATCGACCTTAAATCCACGTGTTTGAACACACGCTTCAATAACATCTTTGATAGCACGAACTTGCTCAAGCTGTGCTCCAGACTCTTGTGCGAGGATGAGTACTTTCTCTTCCTTTACAAGGAAAGGTCTATACTTAATCTTCTTACCAGTTGACGGAATGGTCAACTCGTGAGTCACCTTTGCAATCTTAGGTAATGACATAATAATTCTTGAGCTACTTTATTTAGTCGGGATTTTTTACAAGCATCTTTAAGGGCAAGTTTCTTGCACTATCTAACTCTGTAGACTTAACTTCATACATAGGAGTCATCATTAGGGGGTAGTTATAGTTACGTTGCTGACCAAGGTGCATATTTATACCAGTAAAGCCCCAGTCATATACACCAGTCACAGCAACCAGTGGATATAAGTCAGTCAATAGACCCCGTTTTGCAGCCACATAAGTGAATACATAGTAGTTTCCGGCAACAGGAACCTGGGTTTGAGTACTCTTAAGTGCCTCTTCAACTTTAGCCATCATCACGTCAGCACTCTCTGTGCCGATAAGGTTCTTCTCAACTAGCGCAAGTCTGTTGTTAGACTTCTGTTGAGACTTAATAGTTTTCCTAGGCATTAGACTCCAAGCTCCTTTTCGGTCATAATTTTCCATTCCCAACCATTATCCAAACAGAACTCCTGTGCTGCTGCCCACTTGGCTTGGTTTTGGGAGTACATTGCTTCGGCAATGAGAACATTCTTCGTTCTTCTCTTGTATGTAGGGGGCTTTGTCTCTTTTAGTGGCTTAACTTCAATGAGACATTTTTTTATATTACCTTCCTTATTCTTATACTCCATAAAGAAGTCTGGGAAGTACCGTGCTGGTCTTTTCTTGACTGGGTTATAGTAAGGAATAACTATCTCCTCACTAGCCCACTT